TCACCAATCGCGGCATACACCGACGGTGCATGTTGCTTCAAAGCTTCATTAGGAATGAAATCCTTCTTCTTCTTCTTACTTTGAAAGGTAGGGACAGACAACTTGTAGTCGTCCAGCAAATTCGCGTAGAACGTGATGAACCCCTTGGTGGAGCCCCCAGGAACAGAAGTTCGTACAGGGGACAAACACGTAAGCGCGACGCGCCACATGTTTTTACCAGGGATATCATCTAGTTTCGCCATATCGTACTGCCACATAAACGGTAGTTGAAGGACAACGTTTTCCGCCTGGGCAATGTCGATTTGAGCAGAATGATCTACTCGAAGACAGGTTGTGGGGGTGGCAGTGGAAAAGAAGGGCGGAATATCCGGACCCCCGTTAGGGAGTGCGGAAAGAACATACCTTCCATAACCACCACCAGGTGCGGTAACGACCGCAATGACTTGAATCGTACCTGAGACTAACTCGTAATTGGCAATACGCGACGCGATAGGCCCATTTGCGAGAAACTCCGTCCATGGGTCAAGAAAGAACACATTGGAAAAAGCAGTATCAAGATCTGTAATCTCCGCGCGGCCAATGAAGGTTGCACGTTTAAGAAAATCTGTCAACGGAGCATCAGGTAACTGTTGGAAAGTGGAAGCGTCAGTACCGGGAGCGGAAACCAACGCAGAAGAATCAGACGTTACAGTCCCCACGGCGTGGGACAGGTCTGTAGAGGGTTGAACCTCTGGCGCGAACTCGCGCGCCTCTACTGGAGAAATATCAGTCATTTTGGGGGGGGAAGTTGAGGAACTCTGAAAGCACAGAGCTCCGTCTACATCGGGGATTGGAACAGTCTCATCAACCACCCATGTACGGAACGCACCCTTCTTAACAAGCTCTAACCAATGGTCAAAGGTTTCAAGGCGAAGATGCGGGTTTTGCGACAACCCATGTTTAACGGCGAGAGAACTCGCGAAAATCAAAAAGTCGCCAAAGGCAGCACGCCCGTGATAAACCATTTCACGGTGAGCCTCCGTGAGAACGGTAGCAGCGTAGTCGTGACGACTGAGGGTAGAACCCTTCTTCGTCATAAGCATGCGCGTAATCGATCTCATAGAAAGGGCCCACACATCGCACCCGATGTCTTCGTCATATCGACGTGTCCTTTGAAGGAACACAATCTCAGAAGAACTAACAGGTTCTAGAGTGGAGGCCATTGCCTTAGTTTTGTCGGCCGGTGTCATAATCATTCCAAGCTCCTCACGCCAAGTACTAAGATAGGACTCGGCGGGGGGTTGCCTGAAACTCTTCAAGTTATCGTCTCCATAGTGGATCAAGGAAACGTTTTCCCGAAAGTTCAAGAAATCAAAAATCGGCGGAACAGGGGCTTCGAAGAACGTCGAAAACCATTTATTAACGGCCGCTGACTGTGGAGCAGTCAGAGGTCGAGTTTTATAGTAAACATAACGCTCGCCGAGGGAAATTACCATCCCATTCATCTCAACAGTGTAGTCCCCGCCTGAGGGATTTACTGCCATGCGAAACAAATCGTTTTTGACACAATGAGTAACGCTCTTGAGAGAGAGGATAAGACGGTAGGCTTTCCAGGGGTCGGCTCCAATAACAGACGTAGCTGCGTACACAACGTACGCTACGAACTCAAAGAAACCAGATTGCCAGGACTTGTCCATAGCCTTAATGTCGCCGTCATAAACAGCGGACAAATCAGCTTGGATAGCCCTCAGGGCGGTAAGCACTTTACCTCCTTCACTGGAGGTCATATTGATACCGACAGCGCTTTCGAAAAACAGAAAATTTGCTATCATGAATGACTTCCATGGAGCTCCATACTTCTTCAAAACAATGTTGTACGAGGCCGGAAGGACGACAAACACTCGAGGGTGCTTATCATTCTTCGTGAACTCATCTTTTAATGTATGAAGCCCAGTTACCGACGGGATGTCAGTTTCCAGGATGGTTTCAATTTCATCGATCGCAGAAGCAAGGTCGGGACACATGTAT